ATTTATAAATATTATTATTTTAATTTAAATCTTAATAATTACCACCGAGTAGTATATCATTTTGTATTATAGAATTATTAGCGGTTATTATTCTGGTATTTCCAGATGAATCAATACCCAAATTTAAATTAGGTGTTATTACTTGGATTGTTGATGTCCAGACTGTTGATGTACCACTTACCGTATTAACATCTCTAAATCTTCTAGATGGTGTACCAACATTATAAACATCAGTTGTATATGGAATGACATTACCACTAAAGATAATATCATCAATACCAAGTTCTATACTAGTATTACCACTACAACTTATAAGAAAATTAGTAGTAACACCAGAACAATTGTTGTCTGGTGCAGCACCTTCAATTATGAAAGTTTTATTTATACTACCATTATTACTACTACAGCTCATTATTAAAGTATATTACCAATCAATGTAAAATCGCTATCATTATTACCACTTCTAGTTATTTCAATAAATATCAAATCATCACCACTAACTACTATAGGATTTGTAAAATTTACACCATTAAATACAACAACATTATTAACCTTAATTAAAATGTTACTAATATTAACTACATTCATCAATGAAATGAATTTTAAGTCATATTCAGCTCTAAATGTAAATGATGCTGGTGAATTCTTTTTGAATATAAAATTATAAGTTACAGTATTCTGAGTTGTACCAGGGTAAATTTTAAGTTTAACTTTAGGTGTGTACTCCATAACTTCAGTAACAACTAAAGACCTATTAACCGTTGGTATAACTTCAAAATCATCTTCATCTAATATGTAACCATATAAAACTAATTCAAATGGTTGCACATAAAATCTTCTGTTTTCAAAATCATCAATATTACTTTCATCACCAATACTTTCCAAATGAATTGGCATTGGATGTCCGTTAACCCTAACATAATATTGTCTAGATTGAAAAACTCTTTGAACTAATTGATTTAATTTATTTAAATCTTTCATTCTGTTACAAAACAATCTAACTTCATAAGTTAAATCAACTGAGGTTGGTTGTGGTATCTTATATACATCAACACCTCGTCTACCACCTTCAAATGTAGGAACCTTCATATAAGTATAAGTTCTTCTACCTGGTATATTAAATAATCCAGCTTGATTTCTACCGACTTGTGGATTTGGTAATCTAACTATTGTAATAAATGGCATTTTTATGTCTTTATATTTATCAGTAAACTGCCATGATTTACTAAATTCAGACCATCTTTGTAATGTTAAAAATAATACAGGAACTTTCTCACCATCAATGGTTATAGATAAATCCTTTTCAACAAATTCAATAAATGTTGCATCAATATCCTCATACATCACACCTCTAGGTAAAAAAGTACCTTTATGTGCAATATCATCCAGTATGGATTGTCTTTGTTCAAATCCAACTGGTTGTCTTAATATATTAATATCCTTTCTAAAGCCCTTAGGTACTGCCATTTTTATTATACGCCTCTATACCATTTATAGCCACCAGCGCTATTTCTTTTATTTTTTAATACCTTATCAATATTATTTATCTTTAATTTTTTTTTAACTTCACTAATAAGTTCCCACTCTTTAATAAAATTATCATATAAATCATATTGTAATATTATCTTTATTCTTGATTTTTTTAACAAATCTAAATTTTTAGGTGTTTTACCTTTTTTAGTGTTGCTCATTTTAATTTTAGTTTCATCACTAACAATTCTACCAAAAGTACCTTCACCACCTTTTGTCATATTTTTTAAATTAAAACCCCAACTTATAAATTGAGATATCCAATATTGTTCTTCAAATGCCCAATCATCATGATTAGTTTCAGATAAAACTTCAATAATCGGTTTTTCCCCCTTCATTAATAAAGATTTAATCCAAGCGTCTCTTTTATTTAATATTTTTTTAGTTTTAGCATCAAAAATATGTCTATATAATCTTTTATTAATATTAGTGGTCTTACCAATATATTTAACACCATTAGAATCAGATAAAGTATATATTTTAATTGTTTCCATTATTCTAAACATATTTAAACGCCACGGAATTCGTTAGCATCTATCGCTGCACAAACAACAGTTCTAAACGCTCCTTTATATCCCAAAATAGTGTGAGGGTTATCGTATGTCTTTTTACCATCGTTAACCACACTAAAATATCTAATTTCACTTTCATTAACAGCATAACCAATATAATCACCATAACTTAAATCAACTTGTTTCTCATTTAGTTGTGCTTCATATACTGAAAATGTTAACTGCCCATCTTGTAAATATCTCAAAGACCCAGAACCACTATTATATGTTTTGTTTTCTGGTGCTCCTAATGATGGTGATACCCTTAATTCAACAGGTGGTAAAAATCTAATACCATCCATAGTTGATTCACCATATAAACTATCAGATGAGGTTAAATATCTATCAACCCTATACAAGATTACTGTGAAATTACCATCCTCTTCTATAGCCTCCCTACCCATCTCAATTTCAAGATTAAAATCTTCATTGCTGAAAAATTTATTGTTTCTATTTATGGGTATAATTCTAGGTCTCGACATAAGTTTTTTTAGATAAATATTTACAATAATATAAATGAATCATTTAATATTGATTTTTATTTAAATTTACATATATTTAGTAGTATTTTGATTTATAATAACGATAAAATTAAAATAATGGATTAATTTTGATAAATTTAGAAGACATAGGGGGATATTCAGCAATCTCAAAATTGAAAGATTATGAGGGTAAGAATCCATATATTAAAAAATTGAAAAAGAGACTATTAAAAGATGGTAAATTATCTTTAACAGAAGCTCAAAGTAAATATATTACTGATAATATCGATAAAGAACCGATACCAGTTAATAAAATTGTACCAATAAGTGAATTTTTAGGTGAATCTTTACAAGAAAGTGAGGGATTAAAATTCAAACCAGAAAGAATACAAATTCTTTATATGTTAGCTGAAACCGATAAAACATATCATGTATATGCTAAGTTAACCAAAAAGCAAGAAAAACCTGGAATGTATTTTTTACCAAAGACACAAGTGCTGGAAGACCCATATTTCCAAGATTATGATATTGATGTTGATTTTGAAAAATATGAAAAACTAGACCAATTTCAAAATTGGGATGGTAGTACTGGTAGAAAAGTTCTTGACCACCAAAAGAAAGGTATTAAATTCTTATTAACTAGAAATGGTGCAATATTAGCTGATGATATGGGACTTGGTAAAAGTATGCAATCAATTATTGCTGCTTTAGAAAGTGGTGCAAAAAAAATATTAATAGTTTGCCCATCTTCAGCTAAAATAAACTGGGAGAGAGAAATAAAATTCTTTCAAGAGGATAGTGTCGCAATTGTTAGTGGTTCAAGATGGACTAGTGCCAAATTTACAATCATAAATTTTGATATTTTGAAAAACTTTCATACGTTGAAAGATGATAAAAATGATGGTATGGAACCATTAAGGGATTTAGTTAATTCTAAATTTGATTTATGTATTGTTGACGAAGCACATAACTTAAGAAATAAGAATAGTACCAGAGGTGCAATAATGACTGAATTGTGTGTTGATTATGGTATTGAAAAAGTTTGGTTACTATCTGGTACCCCAGTAGCAAATAGACCAATGGATTTTTATAACTTATTAAGGTTAATTAAATCACCTTTGGTTGATAACTGGAAGTTTTATGTTCAAAGATATTGTGAAGGTAAACAAATCACTACTAGATTAAAAAATGGTAAATTGAAAAAGGTTTGGATAACTAATGGCGCATCTAATCTTGATGAATTATCAATCAAGACTAGAAATCTATTACTTAGAAGAATGAAGAACGAGGTTTTAGATATGCCAGACAAAACAGTTATACCAAATTATTATCAATTGAATAGCAAACAAATGTTAGAATATGAATCACTTTGGGAAGACTATTTAATTGAAAGAAAGAAACAAAAAAAGAGAGGTGGTATTCAAAGAGATTTGGTTGAGTTAGGGTTGTTAAGAAAATATATTGCAATGCAAACCATACCACAAACTATTGAATTAGTTGATGAAATTATTGACCAAGGTCATAAGGTTATCATATTTACTTGTTTTACTGATGAGTTACGTGAATTAGAAAATTACTATGGTAAAAATTGTGTTACACATTTTGGTGAAATGAGTGATAAAGATAAACAAAAATCTGTAGATAGATTTCAACAAGATGGTGGACCAATGGTATTTATTGGTAACATAATATCAGCTGGTGTTGCGATTACCTTAACCAAATCACCATATGTGGTGTTTAATTCATTTGATTGGGTGCCAGGTAACTCCGAACAAGCTGAGGATAGAAGTTATAGATTAGGTCAAAGAGAGAATGTAACAGTTTACTACAACTTGTTTAGTGATACAGTTGTAACTAAGATGTGGCATACTTTAAAAAGAAAAAAAGATATAATAAATCGAATAATGTCAGCTAATGAAAATATGAGTGATGTTATTGAAAATGTCGTAGATTACATAATAGAAGATAAAAATGATTAATTATGATTAGATTGTATGGTTTTGATGGGTGTCCTTATTGTGACGAATTAAAAGGGTTATTTGATAAGAATAATGTTGCGTATACATTTGTTGATGTAACGTTAGATGAGAATGAAAGGGAATCAAATAAAATATTCAAAATAACTAAAGATGAGAGTGTACCAGTTGTATTAGTTAATAAGACAATATTAGCACCAGATAGTTCATTTAAATCAATTCAAGAAGCGTATGATTTAACTATGAAATTTTTAAATAGTTAGTGTTGATTACACAATTCTCAAATATTTATAATATAAATAAAAACACATGGACTTTAGTGAAGAAGAAAAATTAAAAATATTTGAGCAATTCAGAGTATCAATGGGTTGGCCAAATCGTAAAGTTGAACTTGATGATGACCAACTTTGTGTATTACTTGAAATCGCAATAGAAGATTATGCACAATATACCCAAGAATGGTTAATTGAGCACCAATGGATGTCATTGTTAGGTAAAAACATTGATACTGTTGATATGGCATTTGCTTTAAGTGTTAGAAGTTTAGATTTCTCAACATCTTATACATTCGCATATTCAAAACAAGTTGGTTTACAAACCAGAGGACCATGGGAACTAAAGAAAGATTACATAAATGTAGAGCCAGGTAGACAAGTTTATGAAATACCAGCTGGTAGAGAAATAAATGAAGTGCTTTGGATTACACCACCAACAACAGATAGAGCATTATTTGCAAACTATGGTGGTCTTAACTATGGTTTAGGTGGTGGTTTTGCACAAATGGGTTCTGGTGGTGGAGCTATGGGTGCTGGTATGGGTGGTGCTGGTATGGGCGGTTACTTCATCGCACCAGCTTATGATATTTTATTAACAGCATCAGATTTCAATTTAAAAAATAGAATACTTAGAAGTGAATTAGTATATAAAATTACTAAAGGACCTAATGGTACAAGATTATTACATTTATTAAGTACACCAGGTTCTAAATTTAGTTTTGGTGGTGCTATTGGTAATCAAGGTGTAGGTGGTGGAATAAACTTAACTGGTTGCCAAGTTTGGTATCATTACTACGATGTAGACCCACAAGATATTGATGAGTGTAGAAGATTAAACCCAGATATTATCTTAACACCTAATGATGTTCCATTAGCAAAATTAGATTATTCTAAATTCAATGAACCAACTAAAACGTTAATACGTCAATTATTTATATCTGAAGCAAAAAGAGCGTTAGGTAGAACTAGAGGTAAATTTGGAGGTATTGTAGGTCCACCAGATGCTGAAAGAACAATGGACTATGATTCATTACTATCTGAAGGTAACGAAGAAAGAAGACAAGTATTAGAAAGATTAGATACTAGGTTAGATAGGTTATCAAGTACTAAAATGCTTGAAAGAGCAGCAAACGAAGCTGAATATCTAAATAAAAGTCTTCGCTATAGACCTTTAGGTTTTTGGATTAAATAATATTAAATTTTAATTTATTTAGTATATTTTCATTGTAACGTATTATTATTAATTTAATATTATTAGACAAACAATATTCTTTTTTAATTTTGTCTCTAATTTTTATTTTTTTAAGTGTGTCAATACCGCCCCAATAATTTACTGGTTTATAATGTTGTAACCCATTAAACTCAATACATATGTTATACTCTGGTAAATAAAAATCAAAAGGTAACGTATTTTTGTATTTACAATCATTAAATTTATGTTGAGGTAAATAATTTATATTATTATTTTCTAAATATTGTCTAATAATTTTTTCACCTTTTGATTCACTACATTGCTTACAACCACAAGCTTTCAAATGTTTAATTGGTTCTTGTTCAAACACACCATGTGTTGGGCAAATTATTTTTATTTTAGTGCGTTGATTAATATAATCAACTAAAGAGTAATCATATTTGTTACCGTGTATTATTTTGGCTTTATTAATAAAATTAGTAGTGGAATCTCTTTTAAAATCACCAGTTTTAGTCCATCCACATTTTTGACAACCATACCCAGATAAATGATATCTAGCTTCGGTATTAAATTCACCATGTATTGGGCAAATTATTTTTATTTTACTATATTTATTAATATATTCAGTATTAGTATAGTCATATTTATTATTATGTATTTTATTAACTTTTTCAATAAACTCAACGTTAGTTTTTTTTATATTTGATTTACACTTATCACAACCACTCTTACTCCTCAAATGATTCCTAGGTTCCATTAAAAAATCACCATGTATTGGACAAATTATTTTTATTTTTTCTTTTTGAGAAATATAATTTACTGAAGTGTAGTCAAATTTATCACCATGTTTTTCTTTTGCTTTTTTAATAAAAATTTCAGTTGTTACTATTACACTCATTTTATTATTTTAATATAAATATAATAAAAAATATAAAAAAGAAATAATTTAAACTTAAATTCAGACCTATGGGATTCTGGATTAAATAAAAAAAGGGACATTAAGTCCCTTTTTTGTTTTTAGAAGTTCCATTCAGTTTCTTCATCTTGTTTTTCTGGTTCAGTATCCACAACATCATAATAATTAATATCTTCAGTTTCGGTTACTACCTCATCTTCAGATTCATATTCTACATAACCTATAGATGTATCACCAGACATTGTTCTAATCTCAGCTTTATAATCTAACCACATTTCATACATATTATCAGCACCGTTTTCTACTGATGAATAAAATATAGCTCTTTCTTTAGCATCTTCTTGAAATTCAAACAAATAATTACCTGGGAATAATACCTCACCCCATTTAACCGAAACCAATTCTTTGTCAATCAAGTCTACAATATTTAAAACAGCTGTGGGTAATTTACCATATTTAACCATTTTATCATAATCTTTAACTTCTAATCGTTTAAGAATGTTGGTTAAATCTTTTTTCTCTTGTTTAACACCTTCTATTTTGGCTATTCGCATTCTCTCAACATAGTCTTCAGAAATAATTTTCCAGTTATCTTCTTCCATGAAGTTTGGTAACTTATTTACAGATAGCCAGAATTTAATCTCACGGTCTTCCATTCTCATTAAATCCTCTTCATAATCATCTTGGTCACCTGGTTCAATAGGTTGTCCAGATACAAGCGTACACTCCATTTCAGTGAATACACTTCTTTGTTTTAATTTAATTAGTTTGGTTTTCTTATCTTTCTCAACACCGATTAATATTTTATCTCTAATCTCTGGACTAAAACAAACTAATAATGGTGCTATCCTACTATTGAATGCTTCAAGGTATTTTGCAACATTGTAATCTTCCATCAATAAATCTGGATTCTGCTCAATTTGTTCTTGTGGTATCAATTGGCAATTGAATTGTAACTCAGTGGTACCAGTTTCTTTATTCTTAACAGCTTTAATATCACTATGTGATTTTGCTAAACCAGTATTAATATAATAGATAACATCACCGATATCGACTTTAAGGTTATGTTTTAAAGCCAACTCCATATGTGCTTGTCTTGATTTTAAATTTCCAGCCTTATTTTTTGAAGCACAATAAACATTCTTATAATTATCCAATGTCATTTTAACTTTTGATTTTGATGCAATCTTTAATGCTGGGATTTGATAATTATATATTTTATTTACGGTATCATAATACAATTCAATAAACTCATAACCTTTACCATCCAATAATAAACCAACACCCTCATTAATAAATTCCTCAATATAAGTTGGCATTGATTTAGATTTGATACTATTACCAACCAACTTTATTTTACCATCCAATTTATTAGCATAGTTTTTACGTTTAAAGTTGATTGATGAATCATATATATCATCAATATCTAGACCCATTCTACCTTCCATATAGGTTTCATTAAATTCAGCTAAAGCTGCATCTAAACCAGTTAATTCAGTACCAGTTTCATACTTATTGGTTTTCCAATGTGAAGCTTTAACAATATATTTAACATCGTTAATATTTGATGGAATGATAAAGTTACAACCATCCGTATCTAATACCAATGGTTCAAAGTTATATTTATCTTTAAAGAATCTAACCATTAACCTTAAAGACTGTCTACCTCTACATGTTGTTTCTTCTGCACAATCTGTATCACCCCATGGGAATAGATATGGTGCACCATACGAACCAAACCATGAGTTAGCTAGAATCTTAAGTGGTAATTGTTTCTTATCGTAGTCAGAACTTATTTTTGATTCTTTAGTTATTAACTCATTAGCCTTGATTATTCTATCTTCAGATAATTTATGTTTATTCTTTTCAAGTAATTCTTTTAATTCTTTAGCTTTATCTTTATGTTCACCAGTTAAGAATTTAAATTCATCACGTTTATCAACAACATAGGTTAATAACCCTTCCATTACCCCAGTTATATCCAAATTAGGGAATACTTTCCAAGTTAACTGTGTCTTTGGATATAGGGCTGCAAAGTCAAACTTAACAACACCACTACCACCAGCATAACCTACTTTTAATAATCTAGATAAACCACCAGTAAATTCTCTTTTTGGTTGTAATTCTGGAATACCTAAATCATTTTCATAAGACCAAGCACACATGATTAATTTCCATTGACCAGCAGTACCCATCGTTGAACTTCGCATGTATGATGTTGGTAAAATCTTAGCCAATAAGAATGATGCTTGATTATAGATATAATCAACTTGTTCAGTTTCCCAAAGGTCATCTAATAAGTACCTCTGAACGATGTAATCACCTTTAACCTTAGTAAGACCTTCTGGAAGTGAATTAACGTACTCAGAGGTCTCTAATAAGCCCCATGAACCATCTTCATCATTAAACCAATAATCTCTCGTATCTGCCCATGTTGAATTAATCTTATCACCAGGAACATAAACACGATTCTTTTTAGCAACCTTAGAGAATTTGGTTATATATTTTAAGGTCCATTGTTTAATATCTGAATTAATTGCTTGTGCTCTACGAACTGCGTGAGATATATCTAATACGTTATACCCCCACATATAAGTTTGGTCATAATTAATTGTTTCTTGACCAAGCTTTAACTGTGAATCTTTTCTTCGTATCTTTTGTTTTGGATTTAATGTCTTTACGATTTCCTCAAAACTAATTGATAATCTTTCACATCTTCGTTCAATAAATGGCCAGTCAAAGTTTTCAGAGTTATATGCTGTAATTAAGTCTGGTTTTAACCTATGGATTATTTTGAAAAACTTAGTGATATTTTCTTTTTCAGATTCTCTCCTATCTTTTGGGTTATCACCTTTGGTTTCTAATATCATTTCATAACCTCGGTTATCTCTAATACCAATTTGGAATATCTCATGTCTGCTAGCATCAAGACCAGCAGTCTCCAAGTCAAACTGTAATCTATGCAAACCATTGTAGTCATCCATACCCTTGAACAATCTTTTACCAGTTTGTATTAAGAATTGTTCAGATGGTGATAATACTAAAAATAAACTTTTATAGTTATCACCCCATATATCAATACCACCATCTTTAAAGAATGCAATTAAACTACTATAACCATTTGTGGTTTCAGCAATGAATTTGAATCCATTATCCATCCTTTCTGGTGTGAACCCATCATCACTAGTAATATTTAATGCTTTGATTTTGACATTGTATCTTCGCATAGCTTCACGAATCAAACTATTCTTACCTTGATACATTATATCCCTAACATCTCTTTTAAGCCAAATAAACGGCTTAAATTCATGTCTTTCTATTCTTTTACCAGTTTCTGGGTCATTGATAATTAAATCAACGAAATTATCACTATATGATGACTCAATACCGATTATATATTTTTGTGGGTCCCTACCCTCCAAAAACTTTTCAATTACATCAAAACTAACCTTGCTCATAAGATATTATTTATGCAAAGATATTAATTAGTTTTTATTAAAACAATAAGATTGGGGTATTTTTTTTATTAACCGTTTGGAAAACGGTTAAAATTACGGTTTTAAAATCAAAAAAACAACTTTTTTAACTTATTTTTTTATACTACCTTCTAATACGTGGATAAATAATTCTTCCTTGATTGGTACTATAAGTGTACCATAACCATCTAAAAATTCAATAGTGAATTGACCAACATAAGTTCCAGGTTTTTTAGTTTCTCTTTCTGAGAACTGATATCCTATATAATATTCATCATAACCACATTCAGAATATTTAGGAATACATAAAGCTGGTCTTTTACCAATAACCTTTACACCCGTTTCCAATTCAGCCATTGAGAAATATATATTTGAATTTTGAA